ATTGTGTATGAATTAACCATAGGAAACTGCTGTGAAAGAAACAGATAGAGAAAATTATACCAGAGTAACAACCGTACTAAGTCCGTTCTGCAATTTTGATGGGATTGATGAAAACGTCCTACAAAAAGCGGCGGATAGGGGAACAAGAGTTCATGAATGTTGCGAGTTACATGCTAACGGTGAATTCGTTATGCCAGAAGCAGATTGCGCTCCATACTACGATAGCTTCTCCATGTGGTACGAAGAAATGGTGGACAAAGCTCTATTTACAGAACTTCGGCTTTACAACGACATCTTACGTATCACGGGAGCTATAGATCTAGTTGCTAAGCTAAAAGGCTCAAATAAACATTGCATCATAGATATAAAAACACCGCAGCAAGAATCTAAAAGTTGGTGCTTGCAGTTATCCGCTTACCATTACTTGGCGCAAGGTCATGAAACAATCGTACCTGAAAGAAGAATAGCTCTTATGCTTTCTAATAAAGGGAAATACCCAAAAGTGTTAGAGTATACGGACTTCAATAGAGATTGGGGAATATTTAGAGGAATTTTAAATGCCTACAGGTGGTTCAACAATGTTTGATATCTTACACGACTTTCATTTTTCAACCGAGCCGCAAATTGAAACGTGTGAATGGTGCGATAAATCCTTCTTCGAAAGAGATAGCTACGTCTCTCTCTACTCAGAAGAAACACATCTATGCTCTAACTATTGCGTAGATAAATTTAACGAAAAATATATAGAGGAAAACGATGACAATTAAAAAAGAAAAACACGATGATTTAGTAATTTTCAAAAACAAACAACAAAGGTTTTCTTGGAGGGTTCGCTTTAACGAATCCATAAAAGATACAAACGATCCAAGGTATGCAAACCTTAAGCTTATAGCTAAAAAGCAGCACAATCTATATCTTTCTAGGGATGGATTAGCAACTTTAATGGAAACACTAATGTACGCAGCAACGAACAAGTAGGCACATCATGACAATTGATTACGAAGAGTTTTTAAAAGGATTCTGTGTTGTAGTACCAGAGCATAAGGAAGTTAAGAAAAATGAAGAAGGTCTTCTTATCATAGAGCCTAAAAGCTATGTAAATCCTACAAGCACTTTCGATGCTGAATTTGCAAAAAGCCAGTTGGGAGTTGATAGCGTTGATGAACTTGTAGAAATGGCAACTAACTTTGTCGTCGAAACAGACAAGGAAGCACAGAAAGGGCTATCTATGGCTCTACAAGCTCGTGACCTAAACAAGACTATAGAAACCACAAGAAAGGCTCTTGTACGGCCTCATATTGATTTTCAAAAAAGTTTGAAAACTTTCGCTGATGCTTTCAGAATGAAGCTTCAAGAAATAGAAGAATCCCTTCAAAAAAAAGTAGAAGACTATCAACAAAAAAGAAAAGAAGACTTGAAAGAACATGGCATAGATGATGCTTCCTTCGATACGCTATCCGTTGAAGAAGGCTCTTCTACAACAAAAACAACATGGGAATTTAAGCTTGACGATATAGAGAAAGTTCCTATGCAGTACCTTCAACTAAATGAAAAATTAGTGAAAGAAGCAATAAAATTAGGACACCGAGAAATACCCGGAATAGAAATTTTCGAGGTGAAAAAGAAACGATATAAACTGAAAGGAGCAAAAAAATGAGCCTATACAATTTAGTATGCGGAAGATGTTCAGCAGCACTAAGAATAATGGAACTTATGGGGATAGACGTTGAGACTTTTCCCAGGTTTAGAGACTGCTACCTAAGTAAAGACTTAGATAAAGCGTTCATATATGCAAGAACAGGTGGAATGAATCGAGAAGAATATTTAGAAGATATTCAGCTAGTTAGAGATCACCATCTATTTGTAAAAGACTATGATGATGAATTTGACAACACCTTTATGTACTTTGAGTTTAAATTTCCTACAGAAATGAAAGATCAAATTCAAGATGACATTGAAAAAATAAAGAAAGAAGCAATAAAAGATGCTAAAGAAGAAATAAAGTATATTGAAGAGAATATTAAAGAAATAAAAAAAGATATTCTTGAAGACCTAAAAAAAACACCACGTGAAAAATGGGATTACGTAAATAAAAAAATAGGGAAAGCAAAAGAAAATATAATGGAGCGAGCATAATGAGCGAAGAAACTAAAAACGAAATAGTATCAGCAGGAAAAAATCTTGCCCTAAGTAAACCTTTACCAATGGGTGAAGAAGCTGAAAATATAATTAAGTGGTCATCACTTATGAGTGAAACGAAGTTCTATCAGTCAATGGTTGCAGCAGGAGGGAAAAACGCAATATTGGCTATCTTTTTAACAGCTAGAAGCTTAGATATTGATCCTATGCTTGCAATTAATGGCGGTATCTCATGTATCCAGGGACGCACGATGTTATCGAGTTCTCTAATGAATATGTTAATTAGACGGCAAGGTCATAGCATTCAAAAGAAAATCGGTAATTCGGAAATAGTGCATTTGATTGGAAAACGCAGAGATAATGGCGATACAATGGAAAGTATTTTCACAATGAAAATGGCTGAAAATGCAGGTCTTACAAAGAACGCTGTTTATGCAAAATTCCCAGAGCGTATGTTATTTAATAGAGCTTTATCCAACTTGGCAAAAGACCTTTTCCCAGATTGTATTGGAAACAGTCTTTGTGAAGGCGAAATTATCGACATAACCCCAGAAGTAAAAGAAGAAAAAGTAGCTCTATCCAGAGAAGAGATTGAGTTTATAGAAACTTATAATCTCAACGATTTAGATAGCGAAGCAAGCAAGCTCATAGAAGGAATTTCTAAGAATATGGATAAAAGTAGGCTAGAAGTTATCTCCATTTGTGCTAAAGACCCTAAAAGATTCAAAGATGGACTTGATAAAATTAAGAATAAAAACGATAATCCGAAAACGTAAGTTCAACTAACTCTCCCACTATGGTTGATTCGCCTCCTTCTTGGAGGCTTTTTTTTTGGTGATTTAATTTTTAAAACAGAGTAAAAATAAATTTAAACATTCTCTTTGGTTATACCTCCGGAGCTTATCTTTGCGAATCCCCGTAAAGAAATTAAGCACAAGGAGGTTTTTCTTGCCTGTAAATCTTCAGCCTGTTATAACATCCTGTATAAAAACAAAAACGTAACTACGGGAGAATTAGTTATGAAACAAAATAAAATACAAGCTAGATTATCATATATACACGTACCACCAAGATGTAGAAAAGCAAGAAGGGATTCTATATGGACTTATGGAGATACTAAGGAAGAAGCTAGAAAGCTAGTTGCTGGAAAAGTAAAAAAAATTATAAGCACAAGCAAACAATACCAGTTTGACAAAAAAGTTACCTACCAACCTGCTACAATAGACGGTACTGTAACTTCTTTTAATATGTTTGCAATAGAAGGCGTGGATGGATGCACTAGCGAATCATTCGAAGAAGCAATGAACCTTTCAAGAGAGGTTTCATAATGAAAATATCAAAAGTAGTTCCATTTTCAGATGGCCTATACATAGAAGAAGTTAAAAAAGATAAGTTCAAGGTAATGTACCACGGACACAACTTCACCGTTAGCTTATCAAATAGCAAGCTAAGCTTTAACACACTAAGAAACATAGGGATGAAAAGAAAGTGCCAAAGAATCGCTACAGAATACAAGAAAATCGATGCTCAAGCTCTGAAAAAATCTCACGGGGTTAGAGATGAAAAATATCTTAACGATAAAGAAAAAAAACAAGCTCAAACTGTTATGATATTAGCTATGGCAATCATAAATAAAAACTGCAAGAGCTTAGCAAAAACTCTTGTAGAAGAATATTTTAGTGACTTAAAATTATAAAAAAGTCTTTAATAAAGTAACTCCTCATATTGTATTTGGCGGTCACCACGAAGGCCGTCTTTTTTTTGTTCTAAAAAAATCATTCGTCCTATAGATTAAACTTGAATCTTAACAAGATTGTAATCTAAGGAAGCTAGTTAATATGCCATGTGGCTACCCTAAAGAATTAACTTTAAATAAAAAATCAGTCACAACAGCTTTAAAAAAGAATAAAGGCGTTTACCTACACGCTTGCAAGCTCTTAAATGTAGATAGAAGCACATTATCAAGGTTCGTTAATGAACATCCAGATCTTAAAAAACTCGTAATAGAGCTACGTACACAGTTTGAAGAAGATCTTCTTGACGCTTGCGAAGATGTCCTTTCAAAATTAATCAAAAAGATAGATACAGACCCAACAAATGCCCTTAAATCGGCTATCTATACCCTAAATAACAAGGGTAAAAGAAGAGGCTACGCTCACCCAGACGCAGATAGAGACCACGATAAAATGACTCCTGCACAAGCTAAGGCAGTAGCCAAGTTCATCGAGGAAGAAAGAAAGAAACAGGATAAGAAGTTGAAAGGGGCTACGCTTGCAGAAGATAAAGCTTGAAGAGGTAGACTTTACACTCCTTGATGATAAAGAATATCGAATGGATACCTTCTACGGTGTCATTGACAAGGATAAAAATCCCGTTCGATTCGTAATGAACGATGTTCAAAGGATGGTACACCGTCAACGACATAGACGTAACTTAGTTATTAAGGCTAGGCAACTTGGGATGTCAACTTTCTGGATTTTAGACCTATTCGATGACGCAATATGGCTTCCAAACACCTCTTGCGGTATTGTCTCTTACTCTAGAGATCATTCTAGCCACATCTTTAAGAAAATCATAGGCTATGCTATTAAGAATCTTCCCGAGTGGTTAGAGGTCGGAATCGTTAGCCAATCAGCTTCAGAAGTAACCTTTTCAAATAATTCCGTTATACGAGTAGATACAACGCTACGAGGTGGAGCTTATCAAAATGTGTTAGTGTCCGAGTTTGGTAAAACATGTGCTAGAAATCCCATTAAAGCTGAAGAAGTAGTTACAGGTACATTAGAGACTATCCCGGAAAGCGGTAAGGTTACTATAGAAAGCACTGGTGAAGGCTCAGGCGGTTTCTTCTATGATATGGTAGCTGCTGCTGATGCCAGAGGTAATGACAACCTTACAAATCTAGACTACAAGCTCTTCTTCTTCCCTTGGTATCAAGAACGCAAGTATAGAATAGAGCAAGATGTGGATTGTACCGTAGACCACACTGACTATTTTGCTAGGATGGAGAAGGAAACAGGTTTAGCTTTAACTAAGCAGCAAAAGAACTGGTACGTTACGAAAGAAAAGATGCTTGGGGAGAAGATGCCTCAAGAATATCCGACCACAATAAAGGAATGCTTCTTCTCTAACTCAGAAGCTTTCTACTTTGCTGGAGCAATCAAGAAAGCTAGTGATGAAAACCGATTCATTTACACAAACCCATACGACCCACTAGAACCGCTTTATTGCGACATGGATATAGGCGTCAATGATCTAACGGTTATGGCTTTCTTTCAGGTCATACATGGTGAAATTAGAGTTATTGACTACTACGAAGACAACAATAAAGGTGTTGACTTCTACGCTAACTTTCTTCTTAAGGACAAGAATTATCACTACAACACAATTTTCTTGCCACATGATGCCGTTGAAAGAAACAACCTTGACGTAACGAAAGATTATGCAAGCGAATTTCGAAAGCTTTTTGCCGGAACAGGAACTAAGTTTATCGTTATGAAGAAGTTAAGCTTCGACACTTCAATAGCAAACGCCCGTTCTGCAATAGGTCGAATGGTGTTCAATATGTCTAGGGTTAAAAAGTTTGTAGACCATTGCACAAAGCATAGAAAGAAGTGGAGCGAACAACTTGGCAGGTATCTTGATTGTGAACTCCACGATATTAACTCCCACTACGGAGCTTGCATGAGGTATATGGCACAAGCTGTAGGGCTTATAGAAAGGGGCGTTCATCAAGGTCAAGCATACGAAAAGCACAAAGAAGCTGTAGAGGCTAGAAAGTACATAGTTTAAAAAAAAGTTTGCTTTATAGAAATTAATTTGCTTAGATTAGGTAAAGAAAAAACTTAAAGGTTTTAAATGTATACTGAAAGTGATTTAAAGTCTGAATATTTAGAAAATGGAAGGTTTGCCAAGGAATTTTGGTCTTCTTTTAAACGAGACGCTCAAGTTTATACACTAGCAGCAGCCGGATACACTTGGAGCGAAGCAGAGCGTAAGGCTTTAGCTGTGGATGGACGTGAACCAATAGAATTTAATATAATGCGGCGACCCCTTGAGTTTTTTTCTGGATACTTAAGAGACAATGTTAATCAGGTTGTCTACTCACCAGTGGAGGGGAGCGACCAAAAGACAGCCGATCAGTTTACAAAGCTTTCTTACTATGTATGGGATAAGGGAAAGGGGTATCCTCGATTTCTTTCAGCGTGTGACGAGTCTATTAAAAGCGGTATGTCGCTTTGCGGAATTCAGATGGACTACTCTAAAGACTTCGTTAATGGTGATGTAGCTTTCTTCAAAAGAACATATAACAGCTTTCTACTCGATCCAACCTTTGAGGAAACTGATTTATCAGACTGTGGTTTTGGTATCACTACCGACTTTATGAATAAGGATATACTTCCTTCTTTACTACCCTACATATCAAAAAAAGACTTGGAAGAGTTAGCATTTTCCTACAAAGACGAACTCTTTCCAGAATATCACCCACAGATAAGTAGCTTTAACAGAAATCGAACACAAGTTGTATACAATCAATACTATCGTAGAACAACGAGGAAAAGGAAGTTTTTAGTAGATATAGACAGTGGGTTTTACTCCGATATTACGGATAAGGAAAGCAAAGAGATTAGGACGCTAAAAAATGGAATTGCTCGCTTCAATGACATAAGAAAAAACCCTGACTTATATAACTTTGATTTAGAGGATATCCCAAACGTTGAGATAAGAGACGTAGAAAGACCTTATGTAGAACTTACCGTATTCTTAAACGGAATTCCAGTTTACACAGGTGACGATAAAACTGGCGTTACAGAAATGTATCCTTTTGCTCCGCTAATCTGCTACATAGAGCCGTCAATCTGGATGTCCACCAAGAGAATACAAGGGCTTGCCTCATGCAATTACTCGCTTCAGCGGCAGTTTAACAAGCGTCACATGAAGATTCAGGACATGATGGATTCTGATATCTCTACAGGATATGCTTACTTAATAGGTGCTGTCAAAGACCCTAACGACTTACTTCAAACAGGACAAAATAAACTAGTTGGTATAGACCCTGATAATGCACCGGAAGGCTTAAATTCGATTAGAGAACTGAAAGGCGGTGGTGCTAACCCGGCCTTAATAGAATACCAGAATGTTCTAGATCAACTTTCTCTTACGCTTTCCAATGTGAATGAATCTGTGCTTGGAACTGACGACAAGGGGAATACTCAAGTATCTGGCCGACTAGCTCAAGTCCGTATAGCTCAGGGGCTTAAGGGTAACAGAAAGATCTTCGACAACATCGAGGAATCACAGCAAGTTATAGGATCTATAGTGCTAAAAGCAATTCAAGAAAACTACCCTAAAGCAAAAGTCAAACGGATTCTAGGCGAACCACCAACGGCACAATTCGATAACAGAACTTTCGAAGTCTATGATGCCGTAATAAAAGAAGGTGTCCGTTCTAAATCACAAAAAGATGCGTACTATTATGAGCTTGTTGATCTTAAACGTAGCGAAGTTGTTAACGTCCCAGAAAGTGCTATCATTGATGCTCTTGATATGTCTGGGGCTAGTGACCTTAAAGAACATATTGAAAGACAGGAACAGCAGCAGCAAGAACAGCAACAGAAGATAGACGAACAAGAGAGAGTTGCTTTAGAGCTTGCTAACAGTCAGGCTGAGGCTAATCTTGCTATGAGTGCAGAAAGAAGAGCTAGAGTTGTAAGTGACTTAGCTTTAAGCACGGAAAGGATCTCAGAGTCAGAAGAAAATAGGGCTCAAGCAGCTTTAGCAAAAGCTAAAACAATTACTGAGATTGAAGCAATGAATGAAGACCGGATAATGAAAGTACTTCAGTTTGTTGAAATGCTAGAATCACAAGAGGTAGGAGATAGAGAAGCTATTGGACAAAAAGTTATGTCTCAAGCTAAAGACATAGAGACCTCGAAGCTTTCAACGCCTTCTCAATCTCCAAAACAGCAGACTTCCGGCGTCGGTTCTTTGGGAGGTGTTTTGTGAGTTTAACAAATTCAAGGCTTTGCATAAGGTTTAAATTATGTTTTGTGGAGGATTTATGAACTCTTATATGACACCCTCTACACAAAGCAATCAAATTTTCAATTTCGTTGATTTCTCGATTCCCATTGATGTGATGAATGTCAATAGTTTTTTTGCAATCACCACAAATAGAACACTTTTTTTCAAAGTTATTAAGGGCTTTAGTGCGATATTTGCGTTTTATTGGTCTGTTGTAAAGACAATCCTTACTGCAATAAGAACGCTTCCTATAACTGTTATAAGTTGCAAGCTTTTTCTTGCATGTCTTACACGTATAAACGGTTTTTTTAGCTTTAACATTTGCAAAATAGCATTCAAGAGAACAAAAAAATTTCCTATCAACTGTGATTTTAAATTCTTTATTACATTGTTTGCATTTTTTGAATCTTTCAGGATTTGCATATCTTCTAGCGCAACCGTTGGAACAAAACCTTATTTTTTGCAGTCTAGCCCAAAATTGTTCTTTACAATGTTCACATATTTTCTTCATAGATTACCTTTTAGTAGCTATGAATACCTTAACAAGAATAGCAATATCCAACAAGGAGGATATTATGCCTAGTATGAAAAAGGCTTCTAGTTCCCCTAGTGGCCTCTTTTCTAGTAAAGGGAATCCAATGCCAAAAGCACGACAAGTGCCTAGAGGTTGCGGAAGCTCTGGAAACAAAGATGCTGCAAAAGCAAATAAGCTATTACATAAAGCTTATGCTGAGAAAGAATCACTTCGCGGAAAAATGGGATAGTTTTTATGAGTAGTATGTCTAGATGCCCCGAAACAGGTTTGATCCTACCATCTAAGTTTATCGATGAAAAAACATCGTTAAAAAATTCTATAGACGAAGTAGTGGAGCAAGCCATTAATGATTTAGGGTATTTTAGAGAAAACTACTTCCTAACTATACATGCGAAGTTTGATAAACTAAATCCGGATGTTTTTAAAATAGGTCAACCAAAAGCCACAACGAAATTGCCTCAGTTTATGAGTAACACCTTTGTATTTTGGGTGTCTCCCCAAAGGGGAATATGTGAGTTGTTATGGATGGTAGCACCTAAGAAACCCGGACAAAAAAACTTGAAGGTAGAATTTAATGAGAAAGGCGTAGCCTATCTTCAAGCAAAAGGAGCTATGCCTAAACCGTCGTAGCAGGTTTAACCGCTCGATTCGCAAACGTGCAGCGCAAAGCACGAAGGAGACTATGTAATGCCTGATGAAGTCATAGATCATCAAGAACCTGTGGAGCAGGAAGCACCACAAATGACACCTGATGAGCTTGTTAATGATATGCAACAAGCCGTTGAAGGTGAGCAAGAGCAACAAGAGCCAGAAGAAAAAATGGTTCCGCTGTCAGCTCTACAAAAGGAAAGAAAAAAACGTCAAGAAGCAGAGCTTCACGCTGAATGGCAACTGCAAGAACGGCAACGTCTAGCACAAGCCAGTCAACAACAAGCTCCTGAAGAAGACGATGATTCTCTATACGAATCGGCTACTAGGGCAGACCTTAATAAAACAAAGAAGGAAACGCTCGATGAAGCAGTCCGAGAAGTTAGGGAACAACTTTGGGTTGAGAACAACCCAGAGCGAATGGAATTTGTAAATGAAAATTTAAGTAATTTTTTAAAACAAAGACCAGGATACGCAAGAGTTTTAGAGGTTTCACCCAATCGTTACAAAGAGGCATATGAACTTATGGAAGCATTTCAACCAAGGCAACAAAAAGCACCAGTGAAGCCAGAACCTAGAAAGAACGCCCCAAACGCTCCTACTAGCGTTCCAAAATCCACGGCTTTAAATGCCACAGTTGACGTGATGAAAATGAGTGATGCCGAATTTAGGGAGTGGAGGGCTTCGAAAGCAAAAAGGCGTTAATCCTAGTCGATAGGATGGTTTTATGACAGTTACAACAACCAGTAATTACGGCTCTATGTCCGACTCTTGGGCTCATAGAGCTTTATTACAGAGGGCAAAGCCTCGTAACATTCACGGGATACTTGCAAAAGATTTTTATCTCCCTAGCAAGGATACAGATACAATGGCGTTAAGAAGGCAAGAAAATTTAAATTCTGATCCTGTTGTATTAAGTGAAAGTGCAGACCCAGCACCAGAAAGAATTGAAAAATTTGATGTGCAAATCAAAATTCAAGAATTTGGTAAGGTCGTTTTACTTTCAAGAAAAGTTCTTCTAGTCGTAGAAGACGACACAGCAAACGAGACAGCCGATAACTTAGCACAGTGCATGCACACTATGCTAGACAAGGTGTGTCGTGATGTGATGGATTCCGGAGTAGCAGAAATCTCATGCCTAAACGGTGTGAACGGTAATGCTATTACCGAACTAAGCACGCCAGACGTTGAACGTGCTATCGCTTATCTAGATGAAAATGACACAGAAAAAATGACACCAACCATTGAAGGAACAAGCCGTTTTGGCACTGCTCCTGTTGATGCTGCTTTCTGGGTATTGTCACACGTTAAAATAAAGCCAGATATCAGAGCTTTAGATGCTTACATTTCTACTGCTCAGTATGGCTCTCAAGATGCTGTTCTTGAAGCTGAGTTCGGTGCTACAGATGAAGCTAGATGGCTAACATCTACACTTACACAAGTTTCTTCTGATTCCCCTCCACAATATAGCAATATGTTCGTAGGCTCTGGAGCTGTCGGAAAAGTCGCTATTGACGAAGTTTCTACTGAGGTGATTCTAAAACCTTTAGGTTTCAACGATTATCTAAATAGATTCCAATCTATGGGATTCACAGCGTACTTCAACGCTGGTATCCTTGATGATGCTCACATCGTAAACTTGCTTTCTACAAAAGCTTAATAAGAAGGAGGTTTTAAGATGGATCTACACGAAGGTCAAACAATGAGTGAAGCTTTTCCGTTTATTTCTGCCGGAACAGCACATACTTTCACTTTCAATTTCCAGCCAGATAAGGTTGTTTTCACTAACCTAACACAGTGGACTAGCACAGCCGGTGGACTTCCTGTATCTGTATACTACAGAGGGTTAACTACAGCTGCTCATGCATTCCAAATGCAAGTAATTGATTCAAATGCAGCACAGTCCTTCAACTTTGTTGATCTTGCTACTAATGGTTTCACAAATGCTGATACCTCCGGTGGCGTTGCAACAAGAAAATGTACTATCTCCGCTATTACACAGGCCGATCCTTGTAATATCACTCATAGTGCGTTTACGTTCCAAGATGACCAAATTATCCGCATAAGCGACCTAGGCAGCTCAATGCCAACGGCTCGTGGTATGGACGAATTGGACTCCAAGCGGTTTAAGGTCAAGGTTGTAGACTCAACTCATATCACGCTAAAAGACCCTATAAGCGGCGAAGATATTGACTCTACCGCTTATACAGCTTATGTGTCTGGTGGTAATATCACGCTAGAAACTAACGTGTTGCAGTTGAACAACCCACAAGTGGGCGACTATGCTACAACTCCTTATGTTTCTAACCCTTACGAATATGCTCCTGTAGTCTATAAATTGACTGCTGGAACTAGTGTAATGGGTTCTAATGACGACCAGTTCATAATAGAAGCCTTTAAGTACGGTCAGTGGACTGATCTTGGAGACCTTTTAACATAATTAGCAAAATCACTGATTTAGGAATATTTTGCCTAAATTAGAGATCTTCTATAAGCTAGCCTTCTTTAATTAGGAGGCTAGCGATGAAAAAGTGTAGTAAATGCAAAGTTGAAAAAGAACTAAGTGAATTTTATAAGTGCCAAGTATCAAAAGATGGTTATAGATCATTATGTAAGCAATGTAGGAATGAAACTCAAAAGAAATGGAATTCTGAGAATAAAGATAAGATAAATTCAGCAAAAAAAAGATATTATAAAAAAAATAAAGACGAAATTTTAGTTAAATCAAAGGAATTAAAGAAAGCGAAAGGAGAAAAATATCTTGCTCAGCAAAGGGAATATGCTAAAAAAAGATACCACGACAACTTAGAAAGAGAGCGACAGCGATGCCGAAATTGGAGAGAAGCAAACCCTGAAAAGTATAAGGAAAGCAATAGGAAAAGTTGTAAGAAAAGATATGAGAATAATAAAGATTTTTATAAGAAATACGGCAAGTGGTATAGGACGACTTTTAAAGAAAAAAAAGAGAAATCTGATAAAGTCTGGAGGGAAAATAATCCAGACAAGGTAAAAAAATATAGTAGAATTGCTGCTAAAAGAGCAAGAAATAAACATCCAGAAAAAGTAAAAGCAAGATTGTTAGTAGATTATGCAATAAAGAAAGACTTCCTAATACGACCAACCGAATGCTCAAAATGCGGTAAAGAAGGTCGAATAGAAGGCCACCACGAGGATTACAGTAAACCCCTAGAGGTAACATGGCTTTGTAAGAAATGCCATGTTGAACTTCACAAACAAACAAGAGGATAGGATGCCAAAAGCAGAGAAAGAAGAAGTAAAGAAAGAAGAATTACCGATAGAAGAAATGCCGTTGAACTCATTGAGAGATTATAGATTACATAATGAGAGAGCGAGACGGATAAATAAGAAACACCGTAAACTCATTCACCCTATATTACAATGTCCTGTTGAACTACACCCAACACAACGAATTGTTTTTAATAGAAATGACCAGCCGGAAAATTCTCTTCCTGTTTATGTGAGCAATCACCTTATCGAGTTTAAGAAGACTTTGTATCCAGGTCAGGTTTACGATTTACCAGAATGCGTACTACATCACCTATCTACTAGGGGTTATCCTGTATGGGCTTGGGTAGACGGTAAAGACGGAGCTAGAGAAACAAAAATCGTGAGTAAAACACCTAGATTTGCTTTAAGAACCGTTTATAGCGAGGTTTAAAATGGCTCAGGGGTCAAGATTAGTTTCGGACGTATTAAGTATTATGCGTAAAGCACTTATGAGGCGAAACACAAACAATACCGATACGAATGATGATATGTTGCTATCATATTTAAATGATTTCATAAGCTTAAAAGCTCCTAATGATGTTCGTATGGTGGAAGATTTTGCCACCTTGTCTTTTACCATAGATGATACAACTACCGATGGTGTTTATACCTTCAATGATGTAGGTGCAACATCTGATTTTATGACGATATCAAACGAAGCTTACATATCAATTCTTGATCCCGTTGGTGAATCTTATTCATGGCAAGACCTTACTATTTATCGAGATCCCGGAGAGTTCTTTTCTTACTGGGGAATAAATAACGAAGACGTGATAACAACCGGGTTTCCTTCGGAGATGTTATTTTATGGAAACGAAATGACATTTAGAACAATCCCTGATGATTCTTACATAGTGAAGATTTACGGGTATAAGAAACGGAATGATTTTTCCGATACTTCTGAAGAAATACCTTACGATTATTGGCTTAGATATTTGGCTTATGGTTCAGCTTTAGATTATGCGAGAGATTATAATTATTCAGCCGACAAATTAGGTATGTTAGAAAAAATATTTAGAAGTGAAAAAAATAATATAATGTTTAATATCCATAATAACGTGAAAATGTCACGTGGTAAACCCAGCTTTTAAGGAGATTAAAATATGTGTCCATGGAACTCAGTATATCCAGACGGCTCTAAAAGCGTAAAGCAGAATGAAACACCAGGACTTGAAAACACAGCCTATATTGAAACAACTATGGGTAATACAGCGAATGACACAACTAATACTAATGTGATTAGAGATCATTACTGGAATGTCGGGGTTAATTTAGATGGTCGGCATCGTTTTATTAATCTCCCCGCCTACACGATAGCCGGCTCTCCGACAGACCCAGTAATAGGAGCTAGTATGGGTGGTGTATTGTACGTTAGAGAAGACAAAACTACAGGCACAGCGAATGAAGTATACTTTCGTAATGCCGTAGGAGTGAAGAAACTTTCTAATCCTTTTGAGATGGTAGCAGCCGGATACATCACAGACATAACTGGGACTCCAACATTAACGAATACTTATAACATAGCTTCTTGCACGAATGTAGCAACTGGACAATGGAAAATTACGTTTAGCACTGCTTTAGCTAGTGTAAACTATATTATAACTGGTTCAATGGGAGATACTTCAGGTAGAAGCTGGATTGTTCCTAAAGCCACCAAGTTAGTAGGTTCTTTTGTTATTGATGTAGAAAATAATAATGGTAATGCTGCTGACCCAATAGAATTTAATTTTGTAGTGTATGCCTAATGGATGTTTACGAAATAACAGATTATAAAACTGGTGAAAGCGAAAAAGGGGTAAATTACTTACAACCAAGTGATACCTTTCAAAAGCTTGAAGACGGTTTTATTTACAGACAGGTTCTACAGTCTCGCAAAGGGATAGGGTATTATTGCCCTCGCCTTGCAGGAGGCACTAGGATAACAGGCATTTTTGACTTTAGAAAGCCTGATGGAACTTTTGAACTTTTAGCAACGGATAAGAATTATTTATATAGGTACAACGAAACTACAAATGTTTTCGATCAAATTTCTTTCGCTGGCTCAATGGCCGGTTATGCTGGATTTAACATTCTTGATAATGAGGATTATATATCCGGTGTAGGATACGCTACAAAAACAAATACAGCTCGATTTGTTTTCAGTAGCAGCGGAATCCAAACAAATGCATCCGGTTCCGCTGTTTTTTTCTATAATGGCACTGATGTAAGAGATTTCACTAATGTAGCAGACAACGCAGACTACGCACAACCTCTTGACGGTAAACTTGTTAGAGCTAAACACATTTTTTACTTTAACGAGAGGATTAATTTTGTTGTTCCTTCAATCGTTACGGCTCGCAATCAGGGAGTTCTATATTCAGGTATCAAAGATTCGGCTGGGAATGGAGAAAAGTTTAATGTTTCCGGTTCAGGTCTTCTTCAGTTTAGTACATATGAAAGCATTAAGGGAGCTTCAATCTTGGGGCAGGACTTGCTTATCAATCTGGAGAAATCTGCAAAGGTTTTGGAAATCACCGCAGATGTATTTAATCCTTACCGAATACGAAATATTCCTTCTGTTCTTGGCAGCGATGCTTCTTTTTCTTCAGTGGCGTGGAATAATATAGTAAACTCAGTCGGTAAGACAGGGATTCTTCAAACGGATGCTAGGAGTAGCTTGCGTGTTGATAATAAGCTACCTAACTTTGCAGCCGAGCGTATAGACCAGCAATATTTTGAATTAACCTATGGTGGATTTGATAGAGCAAATGGGCAATTCCTGTGGTCATATAAGGAAGATAATTTAAGTTCTGATGATACACAAGATAGGGTTTTAGTCCGCAACTATGAAGAAGACTCATGGTCTGTATATAAAATGAGACTTACATGTTTTGGGGCTACAGAAGCCGGACAAAGCCTTGCATGGAATCAAATAGAAGCTGCTAGTGGTAATCCTTCATGGGATAGATGGGATACCACGGAAGAAAGTTGGAAAACAATAGGACTTGGGAAGTACGTAAGCAAAACCTTAGCTGGTGATGACCTTGGTTTTATTTACCAATTAAATTCCGATGCTGATGATAATCTTACTTCTATTTCAGCTATAAGCCAAGCTTCTCAAGCCGTTTGCACGGTTGGAGCATCTTCTTTTCTAGAAGGAGATTCTGTAATAGTAGAAAACGTAACAGGTATGACAGAAATAAATAATTTTGATCCTAGCGACTCCGATCAGACAGACATTGTGCCTTATACTGTAGTCTCCGCAACACCTACAAGCGTTACGTTAAACGTTGATTCTTCGCTATTTACAGCTTATACAAGTGGAGGAAAGCTTTCAAAGCTTATTGAATTTTATGGTGAAACCATTCCTTTTAATCCATATATAAAACAAGGTAAGAAGATTTTTATCTCTCATGTAGAGTTCCTTGTTCCTACTGACATCGGATACTTTAAGGTCGATTTATATGAGAACGAAGAAAACACTCCAATAATAAGAGACTTTTTACTTAAACCGTCTTCTACGTTAAGAAAAACCGAATGGCTATCAATGGTAGTGAATAATGAAGCTGAGTTTATGAGATTTGCCATAAAGCATGTAAATCCTGGAAGCATTTTCAAGCAAACGAGCATGAGAATTTACGCAGAAGCTGGAGGAGATATCAATGGCTAAACTACCTACAAGTTTTAATGTTGGTGATAGAGATAATTTAACAGTGAATAGACTTTTAGATATCATCGAAAGAATGTACACCGATATAGCTGATGCAGTGAATAAAAAACCTGATGTATATGAAAGGGCTTCTGACGGTTTAGCAACGGACGTTCAATTGTCCAATGGCTCAGTGAATATTAATACAACAACAAACAAGATAGAGATGTTAGCTTCGCATAATACGCCAACATCAGTGTCTTGGATAACGCTAGGTTAAATCATGGTTATTGATCCCGTAACATTATCAGCTATAATAGCAGCAGCTTCCGCAGCCGTAAAAGGTGGAGTTTCATATATGGGAGCTAAAAAAGAACGTAAGGAGCAAGAAAAACTTCGCAGACCTTACGAACAAGCACAGCAAAGAAAAGAAAACTTAATTAGCGAGCTTTTATCTTCCATAGAAGGTGAAGGGAAATATAGTAGGTTTTTCCAAGATGATCCCGAAACTTTCCAAAAATCTGTAGTAGACCCATTGAAGGGAACATTTCAAAGAGAGATAGCACCTCAAATACAGCAAGCTTCTATTGCATCAGGGCAACAAAGAAGCTCTTCTATGGAAGACCAGCTTACTAGGGCAGGGGTTAGCTTAGATGAGATGATTAATAAAGCTTACATGGATTTCCAAGGACGTGGCCAGCAAAGGGCTGCATCAACTTTAAGTGGTATAATAGGTGGAGCAGCACCAGAACCTTTAAAACCAATGACACAGCCAGGACAAGAGTTATTAGGCTCAGCTTCCGGATTCCTAGAGAGTGATGCGTTTGCCGATTGGCTTGGTTCTTTTGGTAAACAAGCAGATACAAAGACAACAGAAGATAAAACAGAAGAAACACGCCCAGGGTATGTAAAATAAGAAGGTACAATTATGAGTTTTGGATTTCAGCAAGCATCAGAACGTGCAAGAAAAACAAGTGATAAGATTTCTGGAGCTTTTAAAGAAGTACAGCAAAAGCAAACAATTGATGATATCATCTCTAGTGCTTTGGATTCTGATAACCCACAAGCTGTACAGGCTTCTATAGGAAAGATTCTTTCTAGTGTTTCACCGGAACGTCAACCAGCAGCGATTAAGTATTTAGAATCTGTAGCAGAAAGAAAAGTGCAAGAACAAGCTGCAACAAGAGAAAGGAGTGCTTTAGAAAAGGCTGGTATAGATCCTAATTTACCTCGTGACATCCAAAAAGAAGCTTTTAAAGCAAAATTGCAAAAAGAAGAAGGTAAACAGCTTAAGTTAAATGAAGAACTTAATCAGCAAAAATCACGAACTAAATCAAAAGTAGATGATATTATTAGACCTTATGGAATGATAGATCCTTTTACACGGATGATTACTTGGAATAAAGATGTAGGTGAAAAAGAAAGATCCAAAATAAATAAAAAGATAGAAGCAGAAAGGAAAAAATCTTTTTCAGTGCAAAAAAATCTATACAAAAGATACGGTCAACCAGTACCTGAAGATTTGGAAGAAACTTTAGAAGAAGAAAGCTCTTTAGGCACTGAAGATACTGAGCGTTCAGCAAAAGTTGATGAAGCTGTAAATCTTCTTAAACAACTAATGGGTAATCAATGACTTTAAGTCCTGAAATGCAGCAGCTATCTAGTATTATTGGTTCATTTAGTAATGAAGAATTAGATGAATTTAATAAATCAGTGGGTCAATTAGTTGGTCAAAAACAATTACAAGAAAAGATTAATGAAAACCCTTCTTACCTAGATCTTTTTAAAGAGGGATTGCAAGAATCTACTGGTAATTTAATCACTGAGGATATTCCCGGGTTTAAGCAATTATATGAATATGCAGACATTAAACCCATGCCAACTTTAAAAGAAGAGGCTGCTAGAAGCCAAAGAGATTTAGGATTCTTAAAGAGTTTGGCAAAAGAAGCTGGTGGACTTATTGGAGATTTACCCGCAATGGCAATTGGTGGGGTCGCCGGAGGATTAGCAGGAGCAGAATTAGGAGCTGGAGCTTTAGTTACTGGTGGAGCTGGAGCTTTTGCACTTCCAACACTTTTGAAAACAAGTCATCATGAATATCAAAAGTTTTTTGAAGAAAATCCAGAAGCCGATGTTACTTTTGGAGAATATCTTGAAGCTGCTGGAAGAGTATCAAAAGAAACAGGTAAGAGTGCTGCAATTGGCGGTGCAACGGCGATGGTAGCTCCATTTGTTGGATATCTTTCAAAGATGCCGGGCATTAATAAAATACTGTCGTCTAAGGTTACAAGAAAAGCTACTGAAGCTATTGGCGAAGCAGCAACTATCACTACTGGAACAGCAGCTTTTCAAGGCGAGTGGCCTGATAGCGAGCAGTTTGCAAAAAACCTTTTATTGGTAGCAGGATTTCAAGGAACGAAAAAGGCTGCTAAAACATTTGGTAATTGGGCTAGGGGAAAAGGGCTTTCTCAAGTTGAAGCTGTAGAGATTTTAGACAATCTTAATGAAGAACAAATGAAGGCTTTTAATAAAGCTGAATCTGTAGATGATATCCAAGAATTAATTGAACCAAAACAGATTGAATATAAGCCTAAAGAAGTTGAGGTAAAGGAAAAACCTAAAGAGATAAAAAAAGAATTAGTAGATGACAAGGATGTTATTGAAGAACCTGTTCCAGAAGAATTAAAAGAAGTTGAATTTAAAGAAGAGACAAAAAAACTAGAACCTAAAGAGAAAGTTGTTGAAAAAATTGAACCTAAAGAAATACCTGAAGGTAAAGAACCGTCACCGATAGAACCAGAAGTGTTAGAGCCGGGTGAAATGCCAAGACCTAGAAATTTAGAAGTTGTAAAAGATCCTAAAGGCCAAGAAGTTGTAAAATTTGAAAAGGTAACTTATGAGTCACCAGTAAAAGATAAATCCTACTTTGAAGGTATTAATAGAAGATTTAAAGACATCTCAAGTCGATGGAATAAGTTTTGGAATGTAGAAGCACCGTTCAAAGAAGTTGGTGGAAATGAAACAGGTCGCAAAGCTAAACTTTTTTACAACACAATAGAAAAACATCAAAGAGATGCTATAGATCTTATAAAACAACTTAAGAATCAAGGATACGATAGAAGGGATAGGGGTATCCTAGCTTTGTTAGCAGAGTCTAAAGATCTTCCAGAAAAATACAAAGAAAAGTATGAGAAAGGATACAGCTTAATAAGAGATTATTTTGATAAGTCTTTTGAAGAATTAAAAGATGTTGATGCTCTTACAAAGCCATTTCCTCAGTCGCTTATTGATAGAATTGAAGCTGAAAATGAAGAGCTTTCAAAAGACATAAAAACAACGAAAGGCAAAAAAGCAAAAGAAAATATTAAAGAGAAAATTGCCAAGAACAAAGAAGCAATGAGGAAACTTGAGAACACTAAGTTTGTTCATATACCTTATAGTGAGTGGTTTACAAATTTACATGGAACTCAAGGACAAAGAATTATCAATTCTATAAATTCCTTAACGAATAAACAAAGGAAAAGTCTTTCTATAGCAGATCTCCTTAATTCTAAAGCGATAGATGCAGAGAAAATAGATATCGCAGATATTATAGGTTCTTATGGTCTTAGAAAGGGAAAGGATTTAGCTATTTATGGTGTGATGAAACAAGCTGAAACTGAAGGATTAGCTTCTAAAACAAGAATAAAGAATTACGAAAAAATACCAAAATGGGCATCTAACGTAGCAAATAAATTTTACGTTCATCCAGTTGTTTATGATTATCTAGTGCCAATGTTGAAACGAGAACCTAGTGCTTTTTTAAACTTTATGGGGAAAATGAAAGGGTATCAGTTTTATAATCCGTTATTTTTACCCGGTTATGATATGTTTCAGGCTGCTATGTTAGGAACAGTAAACCCACTTAGACCGATAAAATCAGCAAAATATTTTATTAAAGCTAATAAGGACATATATAATCGTTCTAAAGATTACCATGAAGCTATGGAAGAGGGGTTATCTTCATCACCTTTC